GAGATTGACGAAAAAGCTAATTTGGATGGCGGTGAGACAGAAGGGCAAGGGCCAGAAAAGCAATGTTCTGCGTGTGGCGCATTGAACCCGGCAGCAGCTAAAGAATGTCAGGTATGTGGAGAGCCGTTTGAATCTGAAGAAGTAGGGTCGGGAGAGAAAGACCCACTTGAACATTTCCAAATGACAGAGATAGACCTGATGTCCAGATCTCCGTTCAGATGGGTAGATTTGTTCGGGAATGAAGCATGCCTCGCAGCTACTGGGTTTAATTGTTTTGCTCTCGTCGCAGAGGTCGAAGAGACATCTATAGCCATTGTTAAAAAAACAGAAGGCAGAGTGCGTCTAATATCTGTCGGAACAAAGAAGCAAGCCATGGCTGCTGCTGACGATTATATGCGCCAGAACGAAACAGGTGACTCTGCTAAGAAGACAAAGCGTTGGCTGAATGATCCTGTCAGTGACAAACAACGCAGCGCATTGTCCAGACAGGGCGTAAACATTAGCCCAATAGACTTCTCATGGACGAAGTATCGGGCTGCTTGTATGCTGAACTACACATGGAACAAGCAATTCGTAGACAACATTGTCTATGATGTAATGGAAGAGTGGGAAGAATCAGCATGACACGAGGTGAGGTGACGTTTCTCTTTCACCGTGAAGAGAAGCCAGCAATACAAACATCATGCTTCATAAACTTCCGTGATCCTGAAGATCATGAGGAGGTTCAGGAAATTGTTCTGGAAACGTTAGTCGATTTTGCTGACGAAGAGTTAACAGGCTTCAAGTGTGTGACTGCGGTAGTGGATATCGCAGAACTTGATTACTACTACACAGCAATGTTTGTGCCAGAAGAAGGGAACATAACATGGACGAAGGGCAACGAAACAATCCATTAAGGCGTGTGGCTGAGTTGTTTGAACTGGTGGGATGGAACAAACGACTCATTGATTTAACAGAAGATGAGGTCGTCGGTTTGGTGATGATCGCGCAAAAGATAGAAGGGCTGGAAGATGTCTACACCGAACCTTACCTTGCAGAGTTATTTGACAGGCTCTGCCAAAATTCCATCAAACAAGAGCCAGTCGAAATTCCCTTCTGAGGAAGTGGCGGCAATAATAGCTGAGTTAGATCGGGCTGTTATAGAAAAAGAAAGAAAGCAACCAGAACGCAAGTATCTGGGCGCTTCTTCTCTTGGTGACCCGTGCGCTCGTAAACTTCAATACAGATACATGGGGCAAGCAAAGGACAGCGATAAAGGATTTCCGGCAAAGGTTTTACGAACATTTGCTCTTGGTCACACCATAGAAGATTTAATGATCATGTACTTCCGTGATGCAGGGTTTGACCTGAGAACAGAGAAATATGGCAAACAATTTGGATTCGACACAGCAGAAGGCGAAGTGCGTGGTCATATCGACGGTGTAATATGTGGGGGTCCATTACACCTCTCATACCCTATGTTGTGGGAGTGTAAGTCTGCATCAGATAAAAAATTTAATGAATTTGTTCGTAAGGGTATGGCGGAAGCCAACCCAGTATACGCAGCACAAGTAGCGCTGTACCAAGCATATATGAATCTGTCGGAAAACCCGTGTGTGTTCACAGTGCTGAACAAGAATACCAGTGAGATATACATAGAAATGGTGCCATTCGATGCAGAATTGGCACAGAAGACCAGTGACAAAGCAGTACAGATTATAGAGGCAACTAGAGGGAATGACATTCTGCCGCGTATCGCGCAGAATGACGACTTTCACATTTGTAAGTGGTGTGAGTTTCGCAACACTTGCTGGGAGAAAGAAGGAGCGGCGTGAACCGCTCCCTCCATCATCATCCTATGCGCGGATAAGGATCAATATAATGAGCTTGATAAGGTTTGGCAACACAACATCTAGTGTTTCTGCACATGATTTAGTCGAAGAAATTTCTAGGAAAGTTCCTAAGTCGGAGCAGATTCGCATCCTGCAAGATGCACTTCCTGCTGGCAGAATACATGGACATACATTCTACATAGGCTCTCTGCTTGGCGATGCCGGTAAGTCGATGAAGATCGACATTGATCCAGCATCTCCTCACTTCATGCGGGGGCAAGATTTTAACGGCAATGTAGGTATCGGGGGCATCGTCAAGATACTCATGGAGTCGCGCAACATGCGCCTTCCTGAGATCAAGGAAATGTTCGCTGACTATCTGGAAAATTCCGGGCCGCAAATTGTTCGGGATAATGGGCCAATCGAAAATCCCATAAAACCCCAGTACAACATCAACACTCCATATGACGCTGAGTACGTCTACACCAACGCTGACGGTGAGATACTGGTTGCTGTGCGTCGGTACAACGTCAAGGACATTGGTGGCAACCCGCTATCAAACAACAACGGCAAGCCCAAGAAAGAGTTCAGACCGTTCATAGAGGGCGTACCATACTCCAAGTTTCCTGACATCCGGCCTATGTACAATATCCCAAATGTATTGGCATCTGAGCGTGTCATATGGGTTGAGGGCGAGAAGTGTGCTGATTCTTTAAATGCATCGGGCTACACAGCAACTTGTACCATCGGGGGCGCAGGGGCATTAACGAAGAAAACAGCACCACAGTTTGACTTCTCTCCTCTACAGAACAAGGAGGTCATTCTCTGGCCTGACAATGATACTGCTGGCAAGAAACTGGCTGATCTCATTCAGGACTTGGCTCTGGCCGCTGGTGCAAAGTCGGTAACAATGCTGACACCGCCTATGGGCAAGCCTGAAGGATGGGACGCATCGGACGCTATTACCGAAGGGTTCAACATTGAATCCTTTCTTAGCACCAAGGCCAAGTTCACAAAGAAAAACATTAACCTGCTGGACGACTCTTTCTCAGTAGCTCAGTTTCAAGGCGAAGCACCCGAACAAAAGTTCCTGATCGACGGCACCTTTCCACTCGGTGTGCCAATTATCTTTGCTGCTGCTGGAGATTCGGGCAAAGGCATGATGACACTCGACATGGGCATGAAGATCGCATCGGGCCAGCCAATGACCACAGCTTTCGGGGGTCTGGTTAAAGAATATGGCAATGTTGTTATCTTTACAGCCGAAGATGACGAGGCTGAGATGCACCGCCGTATTGATCGCATGGATCCATTCGGGGCTAGAAATGGCTACATCTATGATCTGAAGGTAGTTCCACTACCAAATGTAGGGGGTGTGTTTCCAATATTATCGGAGAATCGCGGTGAATTTTCTACGTCCGAAGAGTTTGAAAAGATATACGAACAAATCTTACAGATACCGAATCTGAAGCTCATCGTGTTTGATCCGCTTGCTTCCTTTGTACATGCTGACGTAAACGCCGATCCGGCAGCAGGTGCTGCTCTTACGGGCCTACTTGCCAAGATCGCAACTGAGACTGGCGCATCGGTGCTGCTCTGTCACCACATGACAAAGATCAAAGAGGACGCAGTGATCAAAACACCGGAGCAAGCTCGTAACCTTATTCGGGGTACATCTGCTCTTGTTGACGGGGTGCGTTCTGCTTTTGCAGTGTGGCAGGTCGATGTAACTCGCGCCAAGAAAATGTGTGAACGCTTGGGCATACCCTTTCAGCGCAACACTTGCTACGACGGCGCTGTCGTCAAATCAAATGGCCCAGCGCTAAGAAATGTTCGGCATTTCATTCGGGATATGAATACGGGATTGTTGACTGACCGCAGTGAAGAGATCGTCGCCATGAACACAGGCACTGCTCTGGAGGCAAAGCTAGATGCCATGTTCCAGTGGATCACTGATTGCGAGAATCGGGGCGAGGCTCTTACGCATATGAGCGGTAACAACGCTGTGCATAAACGCTCTGAAGATGCTGACACGCCAGAGATACTGCAAGGCGTTAGCAAGTCTAGGCTTGAGCAATATGTTCGTGAAATACAAGACGATGGCAGGATTACGAAGTATCAGCTTACCCCTACAGGTGGTCGGGTTTGGCTCGGTGCAATAGATGGCCCCATGAGTCGGGGTGAATATGAAGCAACAACAGCGCGAGATAATGTGTAATTAGGTGTTGCGTAAATCGAAATCATTGCGTATATTCGTTTTTGTAAGTGGTCATGTGACTCCTTTCTTTGGTTGATGCCCCGGCGGTGGACTCGTTCTGTCGTCGGGGTTTCTTTTTGAGGGATTAATGAGAAAGTTTCGCTACCGTCCTGCCATCGTAAATGGCAATCCAATAGTACAATTTCTGTTCAAAGAAATGCACAAACAACGCTGCTGCCAGATGGATTTGTCTGAGCGAGTCGGGCTTCATCGGGATACGTTGAGGAAGTGGCGTACTACCCACACACCAAGAATCAACGACATCGAAGCTGCTCTGAATTATTTGGGGTACAAGCTTACAGTGACTCGCCTGAAGGATTAGATACGAGCAATTGTTCGCGTTTCTCATTGCGCAACATTTCAAGTCCCGCCTCCTGACAGCGATGCGCCATGTTGAGCATTTGTTCGGCATTCATCTCCACAACCACAACCTTGCTCAATTCGTCCATGCTGATGGCTATGCCGTCGTTGCGTGGAATGATCAGTGCCTTTGTCATTATACCCTCCTGCCGTGCTACATTCTTTCCCCACATTTTGTAGCACATGTCATGCCGCGTAATTACCGCTAATTATGCGGCACAAGTTATGCCCGCTAATTAGACGTAAATAGCGGGCATAAAACTGCACATGTTTTTGTATTGGAAATAGGTGTTGACATAGGCAATCATTGCACATATATTGGTATTGCCGTTAATGATGGCGGCACCAAAGAAAGAAGGAAGAACAAATGGACAATCTGCTGATTGACGAATTAATCAAGATTCTGAATGGGATCAAGGAAACAAACCGCACCATGGAAATGGGTGACGTACAAGCAAGCCCCGACTTTGAAAGGGATTGGTACCGTCCAGCGGAGCGTGAACAAGATGTTTTGATGTTGAAGTTCATCTCAACCATCAAAGAGAATGTAGATAGCATTGCTTGGAAGGACTAAGGGAGTGGGGGCGCAAGCCCCCCTTTTTGTTGTTGACACATGCAATCAATGCTACTAACTATACATAACTATCAATCAACCAAAGGATAGAAAGATGAGCAGAGATATTACAATCAAGTTTGATCCATCTGATGAGTGGTGGAAGAACACACTGGAAAACCTGTGGGTTACCATCCTTGAGGGTGGCAGTAACTATTGGGTGGACAGTATCGACTACGACAAGCCCAAGGGTATGTTGTTCAAGGACGATATTCCTAGCTTGAAAAGCGGCGCACATCTCGCAGAAAACTTTGAGGTGACGATCAGTCATGGTGCGGATGAATGGGACTCCCGCATCTACAGCGATACCGTGAAGGTCAAGACGTTCGACGTTATCCATAAGGGTATCTCGCTTCTGTCCGACGACGTTAAGCTGATCATCATGAATGATGGCGATTGGGACGCTAACGACGCTGACAATATCTTGCAGCTTGGTGTGTTTGGGGAGGTTCGTTATGGATGAAGATATTCGCAAGCAAAGCCGTGTGGACGTTGTGTATGTTTACGAAAGACTGCACGACATTCTTAACCAAGATGAGTGGGCCAAAATGTCATATGACGCTTCACGCTTCATGGATGAGTTGGCGCATAATTTTCATGCCGATACAGGCATCAAGATAGGCGAGGTGGCAAGTCATGACTGACATGAGGAAAGTTCAAGTCAAGGTGACCGAACATACAGAGTGGTACGTTGACGTAAACGTGCCGTCCGATTTGACTGATGAAGAGGGCATCATTGAGTATATCCAGCAAGAAGAAGAATGGGTCTATGACGATATGATCCAAAAGGGCGCAGATCGTGATATCTGGGCGGAGGTTGCAAAATCATGACTGAGCGGTTCGCAGTGGCTGAAGAAAGCCCCTATGAGAGCTATGTGGTGGATACGGTGCTGGACGCTAACGTCGCAGGGCCGTTTCGCTATGTGGAGCAAGCTGTTCGCGTTGCATGGACCTTAGAGCAAGAGGAGGCTGAAAATGCCGAATAGATTGGATAATGGCATTAGCATCACGCTGACACACTACGAGGCTATGGCGGTACTACGCGCCATGGCCGAAGCTGAGTTCGCACAATTAAGTGAGAACATGCAAGAAGGTCAGTTGTCGCGAGAAGAGGCAGATGTGA